AGCAAGTTCACCACCGAGACGTAGGGTTCCTATCTTCTCCTCTACGTTCCCTTGGAGGAACATAACCTCGTCCATCCCAAGACCTCTGAGTTCCGCTGGGAAATCATTGAAGTCTAGGACACCACCAGAGTTACGGACGTGAGCTTGTTGTAGAATAGCTAGACTAACTAGCTCTTCATTATAACTAAATTTTTGTAGCTCTTCTGAGCCGATTAATCGTGTTTGTGCAATACGAGAAGAACGGATTGTGATGTACCGTCTAACTTCCTCTGGGATGGATGAACTCCAATCATTAGCAGTGTTGCTCGGATAGATAACAACATTGGCAGTAGTGTTGTAGGCGCTTGCTGTTTGTTGGTTGAACCACCAGCCTTTAGACTGGATGTCAGTGCTTACTTCTTCAATCGTGTTTAACGCCAGCGACACTTGTTGTGGAAGCGCACCACCAGAAAGAGTGTTTACTGGTGACTCGCCAAGGTTAGCAAGGACGATATTTACTGACTCAAGCAGAGTCGTAGAGATTGTAGTAGTAGGCATTATTTATCTTTCTTTTTGGGGAAACCTTTTTTCATGTTGCTGTAAGACTTATTGCTTACGGTGGATTTCTTCTTACTTCGGCTAATGCCTAGTTTCTTGCGTCGGTTAATATTTTCGTATAGGGACATAATTTAACATTTCCATCTTTTAAGGGCTAAAGCTTTACGAGTAGGGCGACCCTTAGAGTCTTTCATCGCTCCTTTAACACCTGACATTCTTGCACAGAAGCTACGCTTTCTAGCGCCTCCCTTGGGCGGTGGTGCTTTAAGATTAGAACCTGTCTTCTTATTATAGTAGTCACGACCTTTCTTGGTGAGACCGCCTTTATCAGACTTGTGTTCTTTTCGTAATGATACGCCTTTTCGTTTCATAAAATAAAAAAGCCCTCCAAGGGATTGACCAAGGAGGGCTTTGAATTCAGAGGGTTTTAAGCAGGAAGAATCTTCACTGCACACTCAGGGCGAAGAACACCATGACCCATTGCATATTTAGCAACGAATAGTGTACCTTGACGCTCGATTTGGTACTCGGACTCTGTAGCGAGGTCGAGAAGCTTAACTGTACCGATAGCTTCCTTAGTACCCACGAGGATACCATGTTCACCACTGTTGTTAAGCGCAGCAAAGTTACCATTGTAACCTACTCCATCACCAACAAACACATCATTGTTTGAGGAACCATCATCATTGTCAGCATTGGTTTGGTCATTAGACCCACCAGTACCAGCAGCAGAGATGTTGCCTTCAGCGATAACTTCGAGGAAGTTGTTGCTCTTCTTGAGTTGGATACCTGCAACTTCAACGATTGTGCCACGAGCAGCATCAGCAGAACCACCAGAGGTGTCCTTGTTGATAGCAACATTGTCAGCAGTCAATAGCTTGTAGTATTGGGCAGGAGTTACGATAGCGAAACGTCCTTCACTTGGAGCATCTACTTCGTCAAGCTTAGTAGCAGCCGCATAGAGTGCGTCAACGATACCAGCAGTGGTGTTAGTAACTGCACCTGAGATGGTGTTACCACCAGCTTGTGGAGCAGAAGCGCCTGTACCAGCAGCAGCGAAGAGAGTCTTCATTGTTGCGATGTCGAAGCGTTTTGCCAGAGCCTTACCAAGTTCAGAAGCATAAATGCTACGAACGTCGTAGTGACTCTTGAGTTCATCAATGTTAGCAATGAATGTGGACGATACAAGAACATCATCAATAGTGATGACACGCTCGTTCATTCCAATGCTGCTAAGCATCGAGTTACCAGAGTCAGCGATGTTGACTCCGGGTGTATGATATTTCGCGGTAGCGATTCCTGATACTGGGAACTGAGCAGACTTACCTGATGTGATTGTACGCATCAAGTGCAAGTCCTTCATGACATTGTTCTGTTCAAAAGCAGTCAGGATTTCTCCTGAGAAGACTTTGAGAAACAACGCATCATTGTCAGAACCCCCAGATTTAAGACCACTGCGACTTGGGGATGTATTACCATTTGCCATAGTTTTTTCTTTCTTTTATTGGGGTTAGTTTTAGTTTATTGTTTTTGTCTTCGATTATCTGCTTACCAAATGTTATCCTCCTCGGAGGGCATTGTGCTTATTAATCTTAAACGAAAGTTATAGGAAGGTCATAGCTCGTTGAGCATAACCCTCCAGTCGTAATTGTTTACGGTCACTGATAGGATGATGTACTCGTCTCCAAGCACCACCACCACCATTCCATATAAACAACCAATGCTTTACAGTCGGTTCTATTCCTTGTCTTTTAATATGTTTTGAATAGTGCGCCAGAACTGTATAAGCGATTTCTTTAGAAATTCTTGGGTCGAAACAATCTTCATGAACAAGACTTTGACCGCTAATACGATTGAAGTCTTTAACCATAATACTCGTAATTTGATAGAAGCCAAAAGCTTTACCATTGTCACCAATGACGTTAGGCTTACTATTCGGATACACTTCCCACAAAGGGATTTTTGACACGAATCTGGAGATTGACAGATTTTCATTTGCTTTTAATTGAGGGATTAGGAACGCAAGAAAAGATAATAGTATTAGATAGGATTTCATTCATCTTATTTCTTTTTTTTATTATGGAAGTCAAACAGAATTTTTACTTTTTCTGTAAGAGTCTCAAGGTTGTAGTGCATCCTAGCTAGTACAATGATTAGTGTAATGACACCAATAAAGACGGGAGATAGGGATGATACAACTTGAAGGACTTCATTCATTTAATCTGGGATGAGCCAAAGTAGAACCCTACTATGGCAAGAGCGGTTTGTCTGATTTCAGGAAGTATTACAAAGCCTTGAATGGTTTCCCATTTAACACCTTTGAATAGTCCTAGAAAGCCATTTGTATCTTGAGCGACACTGACACCCACATCTGTCCATGCGAAGATGAACGGAGCGAGTACAATGGCGAAGACGGTGGAGACCACTAGGAACCTACGAACTAATACACCTCCATCACGTTTGGCAGCGGCATCAGCCGAGGCATCTGCTGTCTGCTGAGACGTAATCATACGCTCAAACTGACGGGATTGATTTTCCATCTGCACTCCGATGAGCTTCATTACGAAGCCACTGAGTCCTCCTGCTAGCATTGCTATTAGTTCTGGGGTCATAATTAAATTGCGGTTGTGACTGAGAGTCGTTGTTCAACTAGTTTTCTATATCCTGCATCTTCAGCATACTTAGGGTCACGCATTGCACGGGTCACCTCAGCGGCAGAACCATACGGCTTTACGCCAGCGTCAGAAGCAGAAGTTCCACCTTTTTCAAGGGAAGGTTCTCCACCACCTAGCGCTCTGTATTGAGCATATAAGCCTTTGACTGCAACATTTGCTTGGCTCACTGTGCCACCCTCAACAATAGTGTTGAAAGCTTCTAGCTCATCATCAGCTAAGTTTTCACCAGCCCATTTAGCCATAGCGTCATACTCACCTTCACCACCCACAACCTTGTGGATGTTTGCAGTCTGAGCGTCGACTAATGATTGCTGACCAGCGATGTATGCGTTGACCATTTCACGGGAGAGACCAGCTTGTTCAAGACTTTCATAGGTCTTGTCAGATAGCTCTCCTTTATTAGAAAATTCTTCTGTGGCACTTGAGATAGCATTGTCAGAAGGTTCAGAAGTTTCTTTAGGTTTAGCTTCTTTACTTTCCTTGGTGTCCTTTGGTTCTGATAGTTTCTTCTCAGCTTCGGAATAGGCTTTAGCCATATCTTCTGGTGTGTCAAACTTCTCAGGCAACCACTCAGGGCGCTCACTTTCAATAGGGGTCTCTGTCTCTTCAATCTTTTCAGATTCAGATACAATAGATTGACCTCTAGCTTTGGCGGCTTCGTCTTGCATAGCCGATTGTTTTTCTAGTGAGATATTTTCGTCCTCACTGTGTTCTTGTATAACTACTCTTTCCATTATTACTCGCTTGCTTCTACTTGTTGATTCATATTCGCTCCGTCTTGAGCTTGGCTTAACTGACTACTAATTGCATTTACGCCATTAGGTATAGCAGCTTGCATCATCGCTGCTTGTTGGGCTTGCTGTGCCTCTTGCTGCATCTGTTCAGGACTCTTGATTAACTCTTGAGTCTTGATACCCAGAGAGGTTGCTCTACGTTTGAAGTATTCACTTACATTAACGAACTGAGCTACGGCTTCAGCACCAACCACTTGAGCTGCTCCAGCTAGGAACAAGTCAAGTTTCTGTAAATCATTACCACGACCTAGTGCTTCAACACCTGTAATAATAACAGGGTTGACTATATCCTTAGGTAGTTCAGGTAACGATTTCTTTTTCTTCATTACTACCAACAGTCGGTTGACCATAGGCATCTGAAGTTCTGTACTAAGTAGAGAGTAGAGACCACCGAGGGCAGACTCTAGTTCCATACTTAACATTCTTATCTCTTCGGCAGTCACACGTTCGGCTTGGCGAACAACTCCTGAAGTAAGTAAGAAGGCGTGTCCAAGTCTATCTTTGATTTCTTTGATAGTTTCTTGGGCAACACGAAAGTCATTAAATTTATTAAG